CACTTCGATCTTCGCGTTGTTGGTCTTGCTCGTGCCCTGCACGAGGTGGACGACGTCGAACACGAACTCGCCGGGCGGGAGCGACGGTGCGCCGCCGCCATCACCAGCGAACTCCTGAACTGCGGAAAGGTCTTCTGCGATCTCGAACTCGGTATACTGGGACATTTCTTTTTCCTTTGATTCCTACGTGAACAGATCTTCTACACTGGGGGTACGACACGCCCGGATCGCTAGCCCTTCGCGGGAGCCGGCGAAGGACGACGAGCGACGACGACTGGAGGACGCATCGGAGGGCGAGCCACAGGGGGCTTGGCCACCGGAGGCGCGACAACAACAGCAGGACGAGCCACCGGAACGATGGTGGCCGCATGGCGCGCGGCAGCGTCAGCTGCCGCAAGGCTCGGTAGGGTCTGACGAATCTTCCCAGCGTCGAAGCCGAGCTGGGTGATCAGCGTCTCGTAGTTGCCAATCAACGGGTCGGGCAGGTTGCCTGCGAGCCCACCAAGACGATTGCCGGCGATGTAGTTGTTCCACTTGAGCGTTCGCATCTCGAACACGGGGGGCATCAGATCTTGCCCGCGCTTTTCCTGGTGGATGCGGGAGTGGAAGATGAAGTGAACGCCGGCCATGAACTTGTCGCCCTGCTGACCAGGGATCAACGGGCGCCCCGTCGGAACATCATCACCTGGGTGCTTCGCGAGGCAGAGCCACACGACGTTGACCCCGAGCGAGTGCGTCTTGACCCGAAGATCACGCAGATGGTTGCCGAGATCGCCGTACGCCGAGCGCATGTCCTTCTTGGCTTGCATCCCGACCAGGAAGTTCAAGAACAGATCGCTGTAGAACGACAAACTGTCGATGACGATCGTCTTGATGCGCCCCGAAGCGATGAGCGGGATCACCTTGTTGCGCGCCGTCACCATGTCGTCCATCTGCTCGATGCCCCAGACGAGCGGCTTGACGCCTGGCTCGAACAGCTGGTCGTCGTCCATGTTGGCGATCGAATCCCACCCGCCTTCGGAAACGTCGGAGAAGAAGACGGGGCGCGGAAAGCTCGCCGCCCAGGTGGTCTTCCCCGTACGGCTGTCGCCGTACACGAGGAAAGTGTTACACGGCATCACGTCCGCAGGTTGATCAAGGTTGATTTCGCGCATGGTCGGTTTTCTCGCTCGGTTTGTTGTTGATTCGCCACGGACACTTTGAGCAGCACGCCCACTTGCGCGGGACGCGAACGATCTTGCCGTTGCAGCACGGGCAACGACGAATCTGGCGTCCTCGTCGCATCGGCACGGCGTGCGCTGCGTGAAGCACGTCATTCAAGCAACGCTCATCGCGGCACGGGACGAACGCTTCATTGAGCAACGGGTCGTCAGGATGATCGAGGATGATCATCGCTTTGCTCGTGCTTTTGGCTTCTTGGTTCTGATCCTGATTGGCACGCCTTCGTACTTCTCCAGCTCGGACGCGAGATCACGGATCAGCTCGACAGGATCGATCGTGGTGTCAGTAGCCCAACCATATCGTCGGAGATACTGCTTCGTTTCGTTGAGGACCGGAGACATCGACATCAACTTGACTCCTAGCGAGGACGGTTGAGATCGTGCGCCTTCGCGCGATCTGGGTTCGACATGCGCCACTCAGCTGTGCGTCGTCCACAGCGTTCACACGGGCGTTCGCCACCACATTGCTGGCAGACCCCACGTTCCTTGCGCTCAGCGCGCAAACGACGAACTGATTCGCTCACACGCCTTCCTCCATCTTCTGGATGGCTCGATCGAGATACCAACGAGCTTTCTTGAGATCTTCGAGTCCAGCCTTCGCCTTGTGACGGAGGAGGTACTTCACGACGTTACCAAGGCAAAACCCGAGGTCGAACTCCTCGATGATTCGCATCACGCGGTCGCCCTTGTAGTGCGCCGGGTTGATGGGATCTGAAGCTGTCGTGGTCTTCGGAAGCGATGCCTGCGCGAACATCAAGACGCGCTCTGTGTGAACTTCCGTTCCCATAGGTCCATGAGCACCGAAACACTCGCCGCCCACTTCCGCGCGACACAGCGGGCAAGCGATCTTCAACGCCGGAGGATTCGTCATCATCCTTCCCCGGTAGCGCAGTGGTCAAAGTAGTCGCAGCGGCCATAGCGACCGATGCAACCCTGACGAGCACGCGGGAAGTTGTTTGAGCTACGTGCGAGCTGAATCAGCCCTTCGTATCGACGAAGATCGTCGAGGTGCCCGTCGATCTGCCACGATTCTGGGCTGACCACGGTGCGGTGGAACTGCGGGGCCTTCTGCTTGCCCAAAAGATTCACGATGACGCCCTGAAGCTTGCCGAAGCGATGGTCGAGCCCGAGCCGTTTCCACAAGGCGACTTCGCCGATGACTTCGCCATCGTTGACCCAACCCTCCAGCGTGTCATTGTCGAACCGTGACGCGCTCTTGTGCTCGACGATGTACGTGCCCGGTGGTCGCCCAGCGATCGACTCGGGGTAGAAGAACACGCCGTCGTAGCGACAGCTCTCGCCCGAGCGCGGATCACGCAGGTCGTGTTCGATCGCGAGCGGCTGCACGACCTCGTGCGTGTAGAACAACCGATACGCGGTGAACACGCGCCAAGAATCCTCGACGAACTGCGGGTTGGCTTTGCGCTTCGCCTGATCGTAGACTTGCTCAGCTGTGAGCGGGAAGCTCGCGTCCATCATCCGAACGTAGTGGACGGCCAGGAACGTGTGGATGAGCGAGCCGATCGCCAAGCTCGGCGATTCGACGAGGAACGTCGGGCGCGTCTTGAGCACGTACCGGCGGTTCCAAGCGTACGGGCACCGCTGGAAGGTGCTGAAGGACGACCAACCTCGCCCTGACGACATGCCGCCGAGGCGCGGCAGTCCGGCAGCTTCGAAGATCTCGCCGAGCACTTCATCGACGAACGGGAAGAACGTGATGTCGAGCTGCATCGGCTCGGCGGCGGCGACCTTTCCAGATCCTTGCGCGATCGGCTCATCGATCGCGACGCCCCACGCATCGGTGATACGCACCAAGCAATCGTCAACCTTGGGGTGCGTCTGATGCGAAACGTCGAGCGGCTCTAGCGGAGCATCGCAGAGCAAGCAGTTGGTCTTGAACACGCTCGCACTCTAGCAAGAGGGTCCGACATCGATGTCATCGACCCATCGCGCTAGCTCCTTCGACCATTTGATTTTTCTAGGGCCTGGCGGCCTGGTTGCGCGCAAAATCACCATATTCGCGCGAGTGCTGACCGCACGAAGCTGCGCACGCTCATCATGAAATCTCAAGAACTTTGCTGCTAGTTCGTCGTCGATGAATTTGGATTCAGTTGCGTAATCTAAGTGGTCGTCGGCGTAACCGACCGTGTTGATGTCGATCAAAAAAGTGTCTTTGAACGCTTCTACAATCTTTGCAAACGTCCAAGGTGGAGCGTGGTCGATGTGGCAATTACCGCCTACCAGAGGTTCGTTTGTGATGGGGCAACAAAAATTGTCGGCATCCAGAACATGTTCTCGCAGCGCATCAACTTGTGCTTTGATCACCGTTCGACAACCCCGTGAAAACCAATCTCTTGGCTTACTCGGGTTCAAGCACTCTCGATAACTGAAATCCGTTCGTGTTCCGTCAATGCGCTCCAGCACAAACCCTTTGGAATAGTAATGCTCGGGCATCGTTTGAACGAAGATCGAACGAACGCCAACTCCGATTTTTCGGCTGGCGCTTGGGTGATGATTAAGCAAATCGCGCATCACCGAAAATTCAAACGAAGTCTGAACAAGCTCACCTTCTGTTTGTCGCAAGATCGCTTGAACAAAACGTTTGACCGAAATCTTCGTATAGAAGAGCCGTCCACCAAGAATCATCGAAATTGCGCCCATCAGCTGCTCTCGATGAAGTCAGCGAGGAGCCGATCGAGATCGGGCTCCTCGATGGGGCCGTGAATTGCGAACGAGAGCGCCGAGATCGCTTCGTTCGCTGCGCCAACTCCGAGTGGGTTGGCTGCTGTCAGCTTGCGGGTGAGCGCGAGCGTGATGCGCTGATCAATCAGGTGATCAGCGACGATGTACGTGATGTTCATCGCGCGCTCAGGGGCGTACGTGCGCATCTCGGCCTGCGCCAAGATGGCGGGCGTGTAGTCGATCTCGGCGAAGATCGCGAGGTGAGCGTGGCTGAAGTCGAGGCCAACCTGAGCGACTGACATCGTGCAAACGAGCGCAGCCGCCGACTGTGCCTTCCACGCCGCCATCGCATCGTCGCGCTTCGCGTTCGTGACCTCGCCGGTCAGAAGAAACGATCGACCCTTGAGGGCAGACGCGATCTTCTTGGCCAGCGCGACGTGCCAGGTCCAGATGACCACGGGCTCGCCGCGATCGAGCATCGTCTTCGCCTCGCGCAAGACTGCCGGCAGCTTGACCATCGAGATCTTCTCGCGGTAGCGCGAGAGCACGCCGATCGTCGTGGCCTTGTTCATGCTCGACAGTTCGCCGACGAACAGATCCAGCTTGAGCTTCTGATCATCATCAAGCTCGACGAGCGAGACGTTGCGCGTGATCGCCGGCAGATCATCGGCAACATCGATCCACCGACGACGAATCATGACCTCCGAGAGCCGGGCATGCAGCTCTTGCTCGTTGGAGATCCCGGTGTACTTCGTACCGTGCGCCGTGGGTTTGGGGAGCCCGTAGCGATTCGCGAACTCGTGGTAACCGCCGAACGCGGCGGGCGCGACGAGGCCCAAGACGTTCCAGAGGTCCGTCGGCATGTTCCAGATCGGCGTGCCGGTCGCGCAGATCACCCGCTTGGCGCGCATCGCAAGGTAGACCGCCGCCTTCGAGCGCCTGGCGTTGCGGTTCGTCAGCATGTGCGCTTCGTCGAAGACGATCGTCCCGATCGGCGCAGACGATTGCCACCACGGCAAGATCTCGTAGTGGCCGACCACGAGCTTGTGCTGGACGATCTTGGGATCGAACTTGCGCCCCACGAGCACGCCGATCGGCTCATCAGGGAACACCCGACGAAGCCACCCGAGCCACACCGGGCGCACCATCGCCGGGCAGATCACGACGAGCGGCCCCGACGCTGGGTCATGGCTCATGATCGCGGTGAGGGTCTTCCCGACCCTCATGTCGTCGCCCAGAAGTGTCCCACGCCGCTGGGTGATGAAATCGATCCCGGCGTGCTGGACGTTTCTGAGCTTGAATCCAAGAGGTTGCGTCAGGAGATCCCTGGCAGCCCAGTTGGGTCTGAACGTGGGCATCAAAATTCGCGCGGCATCAGCGTCCTGCGGGAGCAAGGGCAAGTGGCTACGATGAACCTGCCATCGCTCGAAGCTGAGCATCTTGGTGCCCGGCAAACCCAAAATGCTCGTGAGCGCATCACGGTCGCCGACGTACCATTCGGCGCGTTTTGGGGCGCTGATCAACACCCGAGCACTTTACCTGAGGGGTACGACAGGAGGCTGACGGACCCGCGTGCTAGCGTCCCCGGCTCACATGATTTTGACAGCTGATCAATGTTCTCGCTACCGCATGCGGTTCTACCGAGTTTTGAATTACGCTTACACCAACGTCCGTGCTCGAAATCTCGCGTGTTGGGGGCACATTCTTGAAAGCGAGATGATCGCCGGTACGCGCTTCATGCGCGAAAGCGGATCGGTCTACATCTATCTCGGGCTGACCCAAGAAATTCTCTCGATGTCGAAGCGCAGTGATCGCGTGACGGCGTACCTGAATCAGGTCTACGGGATCACGCAGACCGACCAGATCGGGAAATTCATATTCAGCGCCTTATGCGACTACGCCATCTCGCACGCGGTCAAGACCGAGCTGCGGCGGTTCACCGTGTACAACGCAGTCACGAAGACCGCGTACATGTCGACGTACGATGGCCGAATGTGGCGCATCGACGGCGGTACGCCAGAGCGCGTGCCGAACGGTGAAGATGACGTGTTCTTCATCGACGACGATGGCGGCACCACCGTCGACGTCGACATCGGGCCACACGGAATCCTGCTCGACAAGTTGACCAACATCAACTACGCGGAGAAGGGGATCGGAGGGATGGTTCCTGAGCAACAGCGAATGGCGCTGACGGTGTGGCTGTTCATGCTCGCGTTCCCCGACCTGATGCCTACCAAGCCGCTCCTGATCTTGGAGGGCACGCAAGGCTCGGGTAAATCGGCAGCAGTACAGCTCTTGCAACTCGCGCTTCTCGGGGCGAGCAAGCCGATGATCCTCTCGAAGAACAAGGAGGACGACTTCGGCGTCTTGCTCTTGCGCTCACCGATCGCGGTGTTCGACAACACGGATTCGTTCATCGAGTGGGTGCCTGACGCGATCTGTGCGTACACGACGCTCGGGTACTGGGTGAAGCGCAAGCTGTACTCCGACGACGATGAGGCCAAGATCAAGCCCCACGCCTTCATCGCGGTGGCCACGAAGAACCCCGCGAGCTTTCGGCGCGAGGACGTTGCCGATCGTTGCATCATCCTGAGACTCGAACGTCGCGAAGAATTTTCCAGATTCCAGAAACTTCAGCAGGACATCATCGATCAACGTGGGCAGCTGCTCGGTGAGTACATCTGGTACGTCAACCAGCTCGTGCATCAGATGCGCGTGTATGCCGACGAAGAACAGAACGAGACCACGCGCATGGCCGACTTCGCCGCGTTCGCTCGCGTAGTCGGCAATCAGCTCAACTGGACCAAGGAGAGCGTCGTCGATCTGATGGCAACGCTCGCAAGCGAGCGCGACGCTTTCATCAACGAGGAAGACCCGCTTGTCGACCTCCTGCACAAGTGGATCATCTACCGAGGCGGTGGGTTCTCAAACATCGGTCGTGAACGATCGCTGCATGAGCTGCATCACGATCTAGAATCGTTCTCACAAGCGAACGGCTTGCCGTACTACAAGTCCGCGCGCACGCTCGCGCAGAAGATCCGGTCCCCGCACATCGAGCGCGATTTCGACGTGGAGATCGTCATCGTCAACGCACGCAAGATCTACAAGATCTGGCGCAAGACCGACCCTCACCTCAAGAGCGTCAGCAACCCGATCCCGTTCACACAGACCGTGAACGAAGACGGCGAAATCGACTTTGGGTGATGTCGGACCCCTCTGCTACAAGCAGAGGATGCGCTGCAAGGCCCCACGTAAAGGCCCACGACGTCGACCATCACGAACCGTCAACGTCGATGATGAGATGACCGAGCTAGCGGCTGTCATCGCCGAGCACTCGCTCGACAACAGCGCAAAGAACTGGTTTCTAACGCCGTGGCGCAGTGGCTGGAACGCGGTCGAGCTTGCGGTCCGGGCAACCGACGCTCCCGAGGACGATGGCTGGCTCGGTGATGTCTGCCGCACACGAGCGGTCGGCGAGGAGATCTACTGGATCGCACAAGATCGACTATCAACGGTGATCACGCCGAGCCCGATGATGCGCGCTGGCCTTCGCTGCCTGCAGCTGATGCTCGCACGCAGTGACGGCGGCGGCGAGGTCTACAATGCGGTTCTGCTCGGGCCGTTCTCGACGATTTTGCCAGAGAACGTCGCCGATCTCGTGATGGAGTACCGCTGCCGTGACTCGATTGGCGTGTCGATGATCCTGCGCAGCGACGTCAACGACCGTCTACGCCGTGCCTTCATGACAGCGTGGAAGCGCGGATTGTACCACGCTGCGTACAGCTTACCTTCTGCCGCGCCGACCCGTGCTCTCAAGGTGATTCGATGAAGCTCTTCAACACGATCGCGATCTTCGATGTCTACGCCGTCGCCGAGACCAGTGAGAAAGCCCGTGATGGGTTACTCGCGTGGATCGCCGAAGGCGCAGCGCCCAGGGAGATCGTCGCTGTCGAAACTAGCCGCGAAGGTTCGATCCGAGAAAGCTGGCGAGCCCAGAAGCCAATCGTCGCCGACGACGTCAGCGATGCTGACTTCAAGAAGCTCGAAGGCAAGACCACGATCGAGATCTTCGAGCACATCTACACGAAGCGCGGCTAGGTTCCATCTCCACTGAGGTTGAACAGCAATTGGAAGCCAGCCCCACCATTCCCGCCCGCTTCTCCTTGACCACCGCCCGTGTTAGCCCCTGGCGCTCCCCCGGCTCCCCCGGAGGTATTGATCGTGACGGTTCCCGTCCTGGTCATGTAAGTGATGACCGCGAGCCCACCACCGCCACCGCCACCGCCACCCGCCGATTTCTGTATGCCAGAGGTACCGCCCTGAGATCCCTTGCCACCCTTCGCCTCGATGCTTCCCGATCCCGCGATGATCCGAGCGTTGACGTAGACGCACCCCCCAGGAGCCCCACCACCTCCACCCTGCGGGTTTCCGGGTCCCGAAGCTCCACCACCACCTCCGGAACCAAAGCCCCAGTAGGCCAAGCTACCGCTTCCCTTGATGAGACCATTCGAGAACCAAGTGCCTGACGATGTATAAGGCCCGGAATCTGCTACTGCACGAGGGACAACGGCTCCACCACCACCGCCGACCCCGCCACTGGAACCACCACCACCACCTTGGCAGCTACCCCCAACCGCTCCGTGAGCCGATTGGGCAATCGTACCTGTGATGTACGGGGAGCTAATCGTATTAGAAGCACTCGCGGACGTATTACCGCCCGCCCCAGCCCCGTCGCCAGCACCACCGTTCCTCGTATCACCGTACCATCCAGCAGGTCTAAGAGTGCCTGCATTGGTAGCCCCAGCAACAAGGCCACCGAATCCGTTGTCAGCAATTATGGCATTCCCAGAAAGTGTGAGGGTGCCCGTAACGTAGAGCTGCCATCCCGCCATGTTGAGCGAAACGCCTGTATTGATCGTGAGGTTCGTCGCGTAGATGTTCCGGGTAGCGGTGTAGAAGTTACCTGCGCGACCGAGCCCGCCGAAGTCGTTGTTGGTACCGCTGGCAACGGGCACCATCCCAATAACGGTGGTGGTACCGTCCAGCGTTAACGCTCCATCCTGGCCGGTTCCGAAAAGGTCGTTACCACCCGTGACCACGACTTGTTGGCCGCTACCGTTGACGATGCCGGTCGTCGCCACCAGCGTCCACGCGGTGTTGGCTGCTCCGCTCTTGTAGTACAGCGATGAGACATCGGTGCGAACAAGGAACTCGTTCAAGAGGCCAGGCTTGCCAGCCCCAGCTGTTGGATCCGAGGCGATCGTGGTCAACGGTGCGACTGCTGCGATTGTCCACGCGGTGTCGGCTGCTCCGCTCTTGTAGTACAGCGACGGAATATCGGTGCGGACAAGTAGCTCATTCAGCAAACCAGCCTTACCAGCCCCGGCTGTTGGGTCAGAAGCGATCGTGGTCAACGGTGCGACCGCTGCGATTGTCCACGCGGTGTTCGCGACTCCACTTTTGTAGTACAGCGACGGAATATCTGTGCGAATGAGCAACGTATCGATCGGAGCTACAACGCCCGCGCCAGCAGTCGGATCAACGGCGACAGATGCCAAGGTTGGCGTCCCCGGAGTGAGCTGACTGACCGCACCGTCGCTGGCGCGAACGAAAAGTTGGATGATGCCGCCCACATCCTTGCTGTAGAGCT